AACTGATAGAAAGGTTGTTCGTGCTCAACAAACTTTACTTCAAATAACCTCTGACCTAGTGGGAAATAAACAAGATCTCCCTCTCTTGGGCGAGTCGATAGTTCAATTTCATATTCATCCCCTTGTGCTCCAAGGAATGGACCTATGAAATCTTCAAATCTTTCTTTTGAGATAGTTAGAGTGACTTCATCTCTCAAACTCATCCCAAACTTTGTTAAGATATCTCCACCACCAGCATATCCTTCATATGTATTGACATATGCCTCAATAGCATAATTATCATCAAATCTTGATGCCTGTACCTCTTCAATGATAGTCTTCTTATTTACAAAATTTCTTGGTATGTAAATAACCTCAACACCATGCATTTGTAGGTGTTCATTGATAAGACTTTGTACAAGTCTTTGTTCGCTTGGAGATCCTTGTAAAAAGAAGGGATTGAGTGCCATTATCCAATAAAGTCGTAGGGTGGTAATTCATAATCCATAGACATTCTTTCACGGATTTGCTCTAGTTCTCTTTCAGCATCTTCATAAATTTCTCTACCATTCAATTCGATACCACCAGGAAGTTTAACACCTCTGAATTTAATTAGATTTTGACCCCATTGCCTCTTCATGAGAGCAGTTAGATATTTTTTCACAAAACTATCATTGTATACACTTGTAAAATCATTAGGATCTAAAATTCTATAACAATCAATGACAAAGAAATCATTCTCTGATTGTGCTCCCCAATCAATATCCAAATATAGTCTATTTTGTCTTTTGTTGAAACGAACCTGCTTGTCAGTAGTTAAAAGAAAATCAATATCTTCTAGATATGACTTAACCATTGAATATTGGAGTAGTTCAACCGAATTGAAATAGTAAAGATCGTTCAAGAATAACTGATACTTGATACTAAACATTCCACCAGAAATGGAACTTGTATCAAACTTGAAAATCTTTTCAATTCCTATTACTGAATCTGGAACTTGAATATAATTTGAATTTTCGTAGAAGTTGAAAGTATTTGTGCCGTATGAAGTAGTAGAAATTCCGGTCGTAGTTACAATACCAGCATTTGAAGTGAAAGATCCGCCACTATATTTTGCCGATCCCCTGGCAATATCATCAGCACTAACTTTGTATTTCAAAAACATTCTTTCGACACCATCAAAGTGTCTTTCGTGGAAATATTGAAGGGCATCATCAACTAAATCATCTATTTGATCATCATCAATATTAATTTCCAAGACAGGAGCACCTAATCTCCTAAGACAATAATCTATAAGTTCTTGGCGACTTCCTGGTTTAGCCATCTTAATAAGATCCTCCGTCTAAAACGCTTGTCCAAACAGGAACATTTGAAGCGTCTGTAGTTAAAACAAAATTAGAAGTAGTTGCATAACCAACTTCTGGGGATAAAGTGCTTATTAATTTGCCATTGGCATCAAAATAAGCAGACCCTCTAGTATGTATTCCAGATACTGCCCAATCAAAATAAGCAGCACCAAGATCTAATTCACCCTTTGTTCCAGATACAACGCTGTTTGTGATAGTAGCATCTGGGATATAAGTCCAACGACCAGTGCTATCATCGTATCCAAAGAAACCTGTTTTATTATTTTCTGTTCCTATACCAGTATTATAATCATAAGAAATACCTCTATCGGTATTTGTATCATATCCCGTAGTTATTGTTAGTTGAGTCTCTGTAGCAATACCAGATCCAATAATTACATCTTGTATTGTTATAATGTTGTTTACACTGTCAACACTACTGATAGTTGACAGACCAGATAATGATAAATTTGATGATCCAGTTACTACATCATTCTCGTTTAAATTTAAAACAGAATCAAGTCTTATTGTAGATACACCAGATGCTGCATCTTCACCAACAACTGTTCTAACTTTGTTAACATCACCAAGTTTTAGAATTACATCATCTACAGATACTTGTGAAGAATTTATTGATGTAGTTTCTCCATCAACCTGGAGATTACCTTTAACTACAACTGTTCCCTGATTACTAAGACCATCTGGGTATGGATCAATGTAGAGAGTGTCCCCAGAGGTAGTTCTAATTAAGTTGGATGAAATACCAACATTACCAATAAATGTTTCACCTTGAACATTTACGGTGCCAATAAAAGTTGAGATACCAGTTACATTTAGGTATCCGTCAACATTCCATTCATCAACTTTTCTATTTTCATCTAACCAAGCAACAAATCCATTTGCTGGTGTTGTTTTATTCTCTTGTCCTGCAACCTTTCCAGGAGCAAGAAACATATCCGTATAATATCTACCACCAACTTCTAATACTTGTTGGTTTTGATCACCAATAAAAAGTCTTCCACCAGAATTAGATGTTAATGCTTCACCATCCGTGTAGGCAAGTTCACCAAAGTATAATGAAGTGGGTGCGGTTGTTCCTGTGGACCTTCTTACTCTTATTATACTAGCCACTAAAAGGTCCCCCCATTAATGTCTAGATTTTGGGAGTTTCCTGGAGTTAATTCTAATGTTGCCTGCCACTTGTTAATTGATGCATTATAAACAAGGACCATTCCATTATAAAGAGTACCAAAAGAGTCGGCATCCACGTCAAGAAGTTCTGGCAAAGAAAGAGCTTGTGCTCCAGCCAAAGAAGATATAACTTTTACCGCGTTTTTTTGCCCAACTCTTACTTTTATATCTGCCATTAGATAGTGACTCCCGCAAGTTTTATGCCTTCATAACCACGAGATTTGAATACAACATCAGGATCTAAAATATATTTATACTCACGCCACACCAAGGGTTGCCACAACTTCTTGCTGACGTAAATACAACTTGCAGTAAAGTTTAGCAAAATTTTGAAGTTCTTCAAAACTTAATTCTTCAATCATTCTCACATGTTTTTCATATTCAAACATTTTACCAATACTCTCAAGAGTAATTTCATTTGGATCCATTGATTAGCTCCTTTAATAGTGATTTAATCTCATCAATATCGTTTTTTATTTGATCAAGTTCCTCCTTTTGTTTTTGCTTTTCGTTTTTCATTTTAATATATTGAGAATAACCGTGTGTATCGATATTAACAATAGCACCAGACTTTTCATCCCTGAAAAGATTTTTATGTCCTTCTACAGGGATCATGCCAGTGCTATTGCTCTCAGGTCTTTCAGTTTAACTGGATGTGCTTCATCTGTACCACTCATAACAATTTTTATTACAAATCCTGTAAACTGATCTAGATTATCAGCAGTAAACTGATACTCTAAGAATTCTCCATCTCTACTTGATTTAACGAATGCATCTGGCAAACCACTATTTCTTGTAGAATCAACAACGGTATCACCAAACCCATCTCCATCAGAATCAGTTAGATTATCATATCCTGGGAATAGTTCATATGATGGTTCAATTTCACTAGAATCTGCTTTATAGAGTTTATAGAGAACTCTAAAATCAGCAGAAGAGTGGCGATATGCACCAACAAGAACTTTGAGTGAAGTTGCTGGTTGCTTTAGATCGATTCTATTTGAAACATATGCCGCAGCATGTGGATCATCAGAAAGTGCATTTGTTCTTGGATCGTCTGCATAGTTTGAGATAGGGTTGTTGATTCTATTTCTAATTAGAGCAACAAATGCTGTTTGTGTATCAATAACTGGTGAAAGGTTTGGATCGGTAGAACTCAAATCTAACTTAACAGTTAGTGATTTGTTTCTTGGTAGAGTTGTTAGGTACTCTTCCTCATTAACTTCTGAGCAAACCAATCTAGTTGATTCTAAGAAGTTTGGATTGTTGAGTTCAACAGGTTCAAATCCTTGATCAAGGAACGAAATTTCGGATCCACCAGCACTGGTTCCAGATACAGTTCTAATCTGTGAAGAAACAGTTGTATTTTGACCTGGAGTTATAATATTGTACTGTGGTATAACACCATTAAACTGGAAGTTTTGTGATGCAAATACATTTGGACCACCAACATTCTTTTCATCTGTGAAACTCAATTGAGTATCACCAGTGCTTCTATTCGATCTGTCAATTTGAATGTGGTAGTTATCAATACCTCTTAATGTCTTCAGTGTTGAATCATTTGGTAGAGTATGTGTTGTATTAATTTTTGAAAGAGAAACACCATTTAGTTCATACTTATAAATTTGGTCTCCAGTGTTGTGTGTTCTTGTTCCAGATAGTAGTAAATCTTTTCCTCTTGAACCAATACCAAGAGTTCCAGATCCAATACTTGTATAGTAAATAATTTCATTATTAATCTTCGCATATCCTCTGCTGGTTGTTATGCCTTCAAATGTTGCAAAGATTGATGTATTGGCAACAGAAACCGTAGTATCACTTAAACCTAAGTTGGCACTAAGTGTTGTTGGAACTGTGTTTGGTTCTACATCAGAAATGACAACTTTATTGGTATCTTGGTGCATACCATGATTATACTGAGTAACCTCAATTACTCTACCATCATACAAGTTGCTTATAACACTAGAATTTTCTCTAACTGTAACGCCAAGTGCTACATTGGTTGATCCATTGAAATACTGTAGATTATCATTAGTTGCAAAGGATTCACCCTGAACATTAGTTAGATATAATGTATCTGCACCATTAATTGTTGATACTGAAATTCTAGCATTATTACCTTTAGTTACAGATGAAGTTGTAACTCCAAGAACGTCTCCAACTGCATATCCATTACCTACAGAGGTAATAGTTGCTGATGTTAATCCACCACTACCAAAAGTCACTGTTGCTTGAGCACCACTGCCAGATCCAGTTATTGCATATAGTGGAACACCTGTGAATGTTCCTGTGGAATATCCTGTTCCAACACTTGCTGTGGTAACTGTAGCGATTTTACTTCCAACCTTTTCAATGTAACCAATAGGTCCATCAGATCCGGTTTTCTTAATTTTGGTTCCTGGAATCAGGGTTGCCAAAACTGAAACATCTGTTGTTTCTGTAGTAACTCCAACTTTGAGTTTTCTTGGGAGAGTCTTGATTGGATTATTATCAAGTGCTGGTACGTTCTCATCATTTGATACAATGTTTGGATTGTAGAAAGAAACAGAACCAGTTGTTGATGTAAAGTTTGCTTTATAAAGTTTGAACTTAAGATCTTCAAATTGACTTGCTGTCCAAATAGTGCCATTTTGCGATTTGAACAAACTTCCACCGATATACTGTCTAGTTACAAGAACACTTTCAGCATTTGGTAGAGACTGTGTATTTACAGTCTTTTCGCCCATCCTTGCACACCAGAGTTCGTACTGATCAGAATTTGGTGAAAGAACTACAATTGCATACTCAGTATTTGGTTGTAGATATACTGGAGATGGGAATGTAACTTTTGTCGCTACAGAAGCATCTGTAGATGTTGTAATTTGATCTGGATATAGTTCAATTTGAGCATAATCTTGAACTACCTGTCCAGTTGGAGTTCCTAACTCAACAGTTCTAATTTGTACATAGCACTTCTCATTTTCATCCTTATTTGCAAAGAATAAATCAACACCAGTTAAGAATGCTCCAGTTTCATCAACAGTAAATGTCTGTGCGAGCGGATCTTTGCCGCCTCCGCGACCTCCTCCTCCTTGTGGTGGTGGTGGAGGTGGTGGTGGGGGTGGAGTTCTTACATTTACTGTAACTTGAGCAAACGTATTGACTACACCACTCGCTCTATATGTTGTTTCGGCAGAAGTGATAAGCAAACTTCCTGGTAGTGGAGTTGCATTAGTTGAACTTGAAGTTACTTTAAATGTCTTAGATCCAGTTGTAAGTCTAATTGATGGTGGTGGAGATGCTAAAGGATCTCTAATGAAGAAGGATCCAAGTAAATCACCCCAATTATCTGAGATTAGACGAATGTTTGAAACACTTGCTTGCGCTCCACTTGATCTGCCAACAAAGGTTGTCCCTTGAGTGATGTATCCAAAGAATCTTCCTTGTGCTTCTTCACAAAGAGATGCAGTATCTACGTTTAATAAAGTAGAAGATGCTGAATATGAAGATCCAATAGATGCTGATTTATTATATGGATTAATACTGTAAGTTCTGGATGGATTATTATAAGTTCCAGATTTGTGGTTTGGTTGTGCTGCTCTAAAAGAAATAACTCTTTGTGATCCAACAAAACCATCAATAATTTCTCCAGTCTGGAAAGTTCCAGATGACATTGATATTTCTATCAGTTTTGGAATTATATCAATACCACTAACACTATCAATAAATGGATAGTATCTAGTTAATGGTTTAACACCAACTGTTGTGAATTCTACGTTCCTAGATCTCATATGAGTATCTGGAACACTACTAATTAAAATATTTTCAATGTAGGATCCATTCCATCCACCAGTTTCTGTGCGACTTCCGCCAGGAACAAATATATTTCTAACCCAGTTATCTGAAGCTGGATTTAATTTAACAGATCCTTTGTACTCGATCATGTTAAATGGATTAACATTTTCGACTCTGGATGCTAAAGGTTGTTCTATCCAACCCTTCTCTTCATAGTCTAATGTAATTAGATCTCCAGTTTTTCTTACATTAGAATCTAACAGTGCTAAATCTGTTCTAAAATCTGCAGTATCCTGATTTAAACTTGGAGAAATTGCTACATCAGTTTTCAGTGAATAGAAATCAACAGGAACGTTTAGTTCTCTATTCTCAACATCAACATCACAATTAGAATCATTATCTGCCAAATTGATAAGATCATTGTTTTTGAAATCATCAACGAAGAATCCACTCTTAAATCTTGATAATCCTTCAGCATCTTGAATCTGAAGAGATTTTGTATTCAATTCTAACAGAGAAAGTGATGTTACTACTTCTAGATTTTCAATTCTATCTTCAAGTTTACCAATATCTCTCATTGTATATCTTCTA